GGTAGTGCGTCTACCTCTGCCCAAGTCATACCGCCTGTGTCACCAGACTGTGCCGATAAGAAGTAACCATTCGTAGGTGCGTTGCTTACTTTAAGGTTAGCCTCATCAACTATGTTGTCAGCTATTGTAAGTGCTGTTGCGCCTGTAACCTCGCCGCTGTGCGTAGCGTTAGTCACTTTAGCTGTGTTTGCAGTTATAGCGCTTGTCTGTCCGGAAGTTATTCCAGTTTTAGCTGTGTTTGCTGCAATTGCTGAGTTGATTGAGTTAGCAAGTTTGTCTGCGGTAACATTGTCATCCAATATCATTGCTGTAATAACTTTACCTGTGCCAATAGTAAGAGCAGTTGCTCCTGTTACATCACCTGTGTGCGTAGCGTTAGTTACTTTAGCAGTGTTGGCAGTTATAGCGGATGTTTGTCCTGAGGTAATACCTGTCTTAGCTGTGTTAGCAGTTATAGCTGCATTAACAAAATTACTAACTTTAAGTTTTTTACTTACACCACCATCATTAATTAATAACTCATCGTTAGCCTGTGGTGAGGTAGTTTCTGTTAGTTCTGATACTTTAACTATTGCCATTCTTTACTCCGTAATAATGTAATAAGGTAAATTAATAGTAGAAGCCTCTGTAACTAAATAACCACCTTGCTCTAATTCAATTTCTATTTCTGGAAAACTATTTATAGGGTCGTCATTACTTTGCCTCTTATTGAGGTACATAGCAATAGTTTTCTTTTGTTTCCAGTTAAACTTAGGCATTAGATACCCTCTCTAAAATGTCTGACACCAGCATTCTGTCTCTCTGATAAACTCTTAAGTTCAATTTTAAACTTTTCAGCTAGGGGTGCAAACTCAGCTTTTTGAGCCTTTTCGCTATGTCTTTTAAGGACTGGACCGGTAGGAATCTCAGGTGCTTTAGTATTTGTTCTCTTTCTTTCGTCTGTCTTAACACTAAACAACCCTCCCATTTTATGTTTTAAATCTTTAGTCTCAATTTTAATACCTGCTTCGTGAGACTTAGAAGAAGGTTCAGTTCCTTTATGTTCTTTAGGTTTGTCTTCAGTAGACAAATCATCTATTGATTCTTGTACATCTGATTCAGACATACCATCTAACATTTCCATTAAGTTATCTACTTCGTTGCTATCTTCTTCAGTAGTATCTTCGTCTGGAAACTCTAATCCATTCTCTTCAACGTATGCTTGTACCTCTTCTGGAGAAGCACCAGGATTTTCTATCTTATAAGTACGTTCTAATATTTCATCATATAGCTTTTTAATCTTTTGTTTAAAAGCGTCAAGCTCTAAACTGCTAGAAGAGTCTTGAAAAATATTAATGTTTTTTCTTTTAGTTGCCATATTATGGAGGACAGTTTTGGTTTAATTGGCTTCCTTTCATTGCTTTCCTATGTTGTTCTCTCTGATTAAACTTAGACATATCATAACCAAACGTAGGTCTAGGTGAGCTTCCTGCAAATGAAAATATACGTAATGCTTTTTCATCACAGTCTGAACAGTCTATTCCTTTTTTCATATCAGAATAGTTTACTATTGCTTCTGTGACGTGTTTATTTTTACATTGAAAATCGTAAGTAGGCATATAATTATTCTCTAATTAATTTAGAATAACCCCCTCGTGAGAAGGGGTTACAGCTCAATTAACTATTATGAGCCCGGTACAACAAACGCAACACCAGCAGTATCACGGAGTTCTGAAACTCCATAAATAGTGTCTGAAGTGAACAAGTCACCTAACCACTCTTGCTTATATTGTGTCTGAGAACGCACAGAAACTTGTTCTGCTAGAGCAAAAGCGTCTTTGTGCATTAGCACTCCAACTCTATCTGTTGCTGTAGTTGCACCAACTGTAAGAGGACAGTTAGATGAGACATAAACGTCAACACCATAAATTTGTCCAATCTTTCCAGTCTTAATTGCATCACCGTTACCAATGAACTGTTGCTCTGTGAATCTGTTGATTCCAAGCAAGTCATTCGCTGCTACTGGTGGAAGAACTAAAGCTCTATTATCCATAGGAACATCAGCATTATCAAGAGTTAGAATCATTTTTCTAATTCCAGCGTCTAGGATGTCCGTACAGTTACGAGAGTTACCAGTGTAGAGAGTAGTACCGTCACCACCAATTACAGCTTTTTCAAAAACTGTAGCAGCGTTACTATTACCAACTGTACCACCTTGTAAACCTTCCCATAAAGTAGTAATATCAGTGTCCACTTGCTTCGCGAGTGCGTAGCCAGCATCATCTGTATAGAACTTACGAAGAGAACTCAGAGCTTGAACCTCTGTGATATCTTCTATTAGCACTGAATATTCATAGTGCTTGTTAATTAAAACTTGCGTGTTCAGGTGAGTATCACTCTGAATTTTTACCGCAGTGTTTGCTGCCTTAACTGTCGCTGAACCACGTACAGGTGTTGGGATATTTATTGTATCACCTTTCTTACCTTTATGATTTAAGCGAGTAACTAAGTTAGCGACCACCAAGTTCGATTTATACGCAGCGATAGTTTCATCTGACCAGATTTCTGGGATGAAAGTAGCACCGGTAGTAACCGTTTGGTTATTTGTGCCGATTGCACCTGTAGCCATTTTGTACTCCTGTTATAGTATTAGAAAAATTATTTAACTCTTCCTTCAGCATAGGCATTGAATATTTCATCAGCTAAGTCTGCATATCTATTAGGGTCTGTTTGTTTAAGACGTATTAGGTCTGCCCTTCGATATGTTTTCTTACCTGCTGTAGAATCAGATGAACTTCTTGATTCGGTCTTACCAGCTTTTAAACTCTTCTTTCTCGTAGCTTCCTGTTTTTCTTTAACTTCTGTAGTCTTATCAATCATTGAACGCTCTTTCCAGTGTGTCAATAATTCATCAGCGGCTTCATAGTTATATTTGTCAGCTTCTTGAAACAAGTTACTTCTAAATTTACTAGCTTGTACCCAATCTTGAAAACCTGAATCTTGTACAATGTCCATAAAATCTGGATGAGTTTGTTCCAGTTGTGCCTTGCTAGTATCTTGTGTTTGCCTAGCTTGGAATTCCTGAAACTCTTGAAACTTAGGATGTTTCTCTATTAAAGAATTAACCGCTTTACTGGGGTCTTCATAAAAATCATCTTCTGTTTCGTTGTCTGAGTTTTCTGCCTGTAGATTTGTCCCGCTTCCATTTCTAGATATTTCAGCTTTGAGGAAACTATCAGAAAGGTTTCTTAACTCTCCAATCTCTTGGCTCTTACGTCCAAGTTCTTGTTCTAAGTTTTGATAACTCTTTACTATATCCTCTACGCTCTTACCTGAGAACTTGTCTGGTACTTCAAAAGCAGGTTCTTGTGTTTCTGCTTTCCCCATACTCAGGGTTTCATCTGGTTCTACTTCGTCTACTACTTCTATATCTTCTGAAATTACATCAGGGTCTACTACTATATTGCTCATATCGTTGTCTCCGTCCTGTTAAGGATTGTGAAGTGTAAAAAAGATGACGCTAGATATCTAGTTCTGTCATCGCTGCTTTCGTTGCCTCTTCTAAAACAATCATTTGTCTTAGAATTGACAACTGACCTCTGGCGAACCATAAGTCTTTTTCGTTATCAATAGAGTCTATTCGTTTTACTGATTCAGATAGTGTTTTTAATTCTTCAATTAAAGCTATCCATCCGTCAGATTCGACTAGATTAATTCTATCATCATAAAATTCTTTATCGCTTACAGCCATTAATTATCCTTGTAGTTTTTCTGTTGCTGTTGCTATGTTTAATAATGTTTCAGATTGTAAATGCTCCATTTCTGGTATGTTTCTAATAGTCTCAGCATTTATATTCTCTGTATCTGCTCTTAGTTTATCTATAGCAGCTAATTCTTTCTGTAGTTTAATGAATTTCTCTTGAATCATTAACTCATTAGGTTGTGCTGCTCCAGCTTCTGCTGCATTCTTCATAGCTTTGGTCTGCTCTTCCTGAGCTTCTGCCATAGTCTTCTGAATATCAGCCTGTGCTTGCTGCATTGCTAACTCCATACCCATTTGTTTCATCTGTTCTTCTTGCTCATCAGGCTGCATACCTTGAATAAGTGCTTGAACAATCTGGTCTCTGTTGTGCATACTAGAGTTCTGGAATACAGATATAAGTATAATATTAAATGCAGGAGAGTCTTTAGGTATAGCCTGTAATAAGCTAACCATCTGTTGTGCTTCTAATTCCTTAGCCATAATACCCATAGTAGAGTAAGGAACAAATTTATAATCGGCAATAGGATACCTATTTACATCGAACTGCACCTTTCTCCATAGACATTTATTAATCATAGGGATTAAGAATGTATTCTGGAAGTTCATTAAGGTACGCTTCTGTCTCTTGATAGACCCCGATTGTGCCATAGACATACCACCTGCTGTGGCTCTATCTGGAGCTCCCATATCAGAAGAACCAGTACCCATCTGTATCATATTCTGTAGTGCTGCTACTTGGTTGTAAGTATTTTGGTCTGTTGTTCCCAAGGTTAGAGGCATAATAGCCTGTCTAGGGTCACCATTTGTAAGTATAGTTTTGCCCGGACGAACCTCTAGCTTGACTCCACGTGGTAGTCTTGTAGCATCCGCAGCCATCATAGGTGTAGTTGTTAAAGCTAATGAATCAATTCTAGCTCTCATCTCAGCATCTAGTGCTTTTTGTGGGTTGTATCCTTTCTCACATACACCTCTACCCCAAAACTTGTTAGGAACGATGTCGTGTTGATAAGATATGAATGGTCTGTCTTCCATCATAAATGGATTAATTACTGCTCTTAATATATGACTATCATTAGCTATAGTTACTACAGCTTCTACTAGTTCATCATCATTATATTCAAAATCATCCATAGATTCATTTTCTGACAGGAACCTAGCTGGAACTTTACCCCAGTATTCAGTAATTTTTATTTGGTCGTTAGCATCTGGACGTGATTCTTCAGGGTCAAAACCCTTTAGTCTTTCTATATTGTAGCTACCTTCTATAGATATGTCTCTATATAAGCCACTTTCAATACCTTCAATTATACTATGTCTAGGTTTAATTACTTCGTGTGCGACACCAAGAGCTTCTTGTATGCTTGTAGCGCTTGGGTCTATTAAAAATTCTTTAGGACTAATTGCTTCTAGTTTAACATCAACAACTGTTTCTTCTTGTAATATTCTTTCAGTAACCATAGTCCCTTCAACAGGAACTTCTACTGGATACTTCCAAGTATTCTCTTCTACAGATATCTTTCCAATACCAGTACCATATATAGCACCATTTAAAAAGACCTCACATAAAGCATCTTTAACTCCGGTAGATTCTAAGTCTTCCTGTAGTAAATTACGTACATACTCAGCATCTCTGGGCTCTTCATCCAACATATCATCTTTAATGTCGAACCATTTACCACGTCCAAATGTAGCCTCTTCAATTTCTGCTACTGAGGATTCAACTGCTTGTTGTAATGCTGGAGCTATTAATCTAGACTTTTCTGATGTTCTGGTCTTATCACTAGCTTTCCAGATACCACGCCATAGACGATAATATTCATCCCACATATCTAAATAGTTAGAATCTCTGTGGTCTCTCCACTCTTCTAGACGTGAGCCTAACCATCCGGCTAGTCCTTGATACTTACTCTCTTCGCCATCAATCATTTAATATCCTGCAACATCATCATAAGGTTCCCATTCTTCGTCTAATTCAATAGTGTGCATATAGTCTGCTACACTTACTTGGTCTATATAAGCTAAGGCATCAATAATATCATCGTGTGTGCCCTTACTTGGAAATTCTATTAACTGTGTTTCTAAATCACTATTCCAACTAGGGTTACGATTAAATGTAA